ACGCCATCGGCACCCATGACATCAATGACATTCTTGGCATGAGCAGAAAGGGTATCCAGTCACGCTACTCGCATTACGCGACGTTCGCTGAATGGCCTGAAATAGTTCAAATGACAATCAATGCTATTCAGGGTCTCATACATGAGAAGCCACCGACTGTCGTGCTGCCGACTGAGCTTCAGTACCTTGAGGACACGGCAACGCCAGCCGGTGACAACCTGAACGAGCTATGGGAGACCATGACTCGCGAGACCTTCTCAACCGGCCGTATTGCCTTGCTTGATGAGATATTCGATGACCTGACCTACATCTGCCCCTATGTCGCTGAATCGGTCGTCAACTGGCACGTAAAGCCGAAACTCCTCGGTGGCGGGCCAACTATGGTCATTCTCCGTGAAACGCACACCACGCCAAAGCCTGAAGATGACTTCGAGCATGAGGAAGTGACCGCCTACCGTGAGCTTAGGCTGGCTCAGCAGGTCAATGAGTCTGGCGAGCCCATTGGTGAGCCGGTCTACCGGGTTCGCATCTGGGAGGCTCCTGAGAATAAAGACCCGCGCATTGTCGTCAATGAAGACACTGACGAAAGCGGTTGGATAGTGCCTCAATTCTTTGGCCAAGCATGGGCTGAAATACCTATCACCATCAACAACACTGAAGACCGCACTTGGAAGTATGGCGCGATCCCGCTGATAAGTGCTGCCCGCAGAGCTATAAGTATATTCCGCAAGACGGCTGACTACTTCCGGGCGCTGTACAACAAGGGCGACCCTCAGGCTATTCTGTTCGGAGTATCGAAGTCAGAGGTTCCAAGCACGATTGGCGGCTCAATGATCTGGGCCTTCGAGGACGCTGATGGCTCAGCTATGTATCTCGACATCGACGGCCAAGGAATACCGCTTCAGCGGCAGGCTATTGAAGACCAGTACGCGCGATTCGCTCAGGAGACTGGCAGGCTGATCGACTCAAGTGACACCGAGGGCGTCAAATCTGGCGAAGCACTGCGACGTGAAGCCGCCGGCTCTCAGGTGACGGTTAAGTCGATCGTCATTAACGCCGGCGCCAGTATGCAGGCTCACTTGAGGCGAATGGCTAGGCTGATGGGCAAGTCGCAATCGGTCATTGACGCAATTGAATTCACGCCAAACCTCGACTTCAGCGAGCCGCTAATGAGCGGTGAGGAGTTCATGAAGTATGTCTTGGCTAAGAACGCCGGCGGGCCGTTGAGCTGGCAGACCATCCATGAGATCGCCAGACGTCACAAGATCACTGACAAGTCGTTCGAGGACGAGGAGGCTGAGATCGAAGCCGAAGGGCCAAGCGACGCCGAGATTCAGCGCGAGCTAGATCAGGAGGTAGCGCTTGAGGCAGCGAAGTCAGCCGGCGGCGACAATACCCAGAATGGGAACGAAGATACCCAGAATGGAGGTAACGCCGCACCGAATAGCGGTAAACCGGGAAAGAAAGTACCGCCAAAGGCGAAGCCCGCTGAAGGGAAGTAATACATGGCCACCGCTGCCGAACGCCTCAGTGATGCGCTCATCAGGCATCAACATGACATCGAAAGCCTCAAGAAAGGCACGGCAAATGAATACGTCAAGAAGCTGCGACGCGAGGACGCCGCTCTGGTCGCGGCTCTACTTCTCGCGCTGGACAGCTTCGGTGAAACCGGGGATGCGGCAGCCCGGAAGATCAAGCGACTCGAAACCCTCATCGACAACCTACTCAGTGACCGCCGCCAGCTATGGGTTAAGATCAGGGCAGACGCTCAAAGTGACCTGAAGCAAATTGGCCAGATGGAAGCCGCAGTTGCTCAGGAGCTTTTCGAGGAATCGGTTGGCCTTGACGAATTTACGCTCCCAGCCCTTGCAGCAGCGGTATTCCTTCCCGCGACCCGTGATTCAGTATGGCTGGGGAGGACGACAGCGGAGCATCTGAAGCTACTTGAACTGAAGGAGCGCAGCACGATTGCGCAATCAATACGCCGTGGCGTATTTGAGGGCATGACGTCAGGTGAGATTGTGGCATCAATTCGAGGAACCCGTGGATTCGGCATGGCTGACGGCTCACTCCAAGCCACGCGCAATGGACTAAGCGCCCTGATGGCGACCGCCGTGGTCAACGCTGCCACCACTGGTCAGGCTCTAGCCTTCAAGGAGAGCGGCGTTATCACCGGCCTGATCTGGGTCTCAATACTCGACGGTCGGACAACGATTCTTTGTCAAGGCCGCGACGGGCTCGGAGTACCGATCACTGACGACTTCCCGAAGGACATACCGCTGCTCTCTCCACCAAGCGCACGACCGCCGGCTCACTACAATTGCCGCTCTCAAATGGAGCCGACACTACGCGACATGGGCATAGTCAAGCCTCACCGGGTATTCGTCACTGATACGCGCACCAACTCAAAACGCCGAATTGACTTCCGGGCTGAAGCAAAGACCCGCGCCGGCGCCTCATGGTCTGGTCTCACTGAGCGTCAGCGTCGACGTCGGATACGGACGATCGCAAATGAATGGGCCGCTGCCAACATCGGGACGATAGCGCCGAGGGCGACATACTCAGAGTTTTTCGCGCGGCAGCCTGAATCATTTCAACGTAACGTACTTGGCCCATCACGCCTGAAGCTGTACAAGGACGGCGGGCTTGATATTTCAAAGTTTGTGGACTTTACTGGCAAGCAACTGACACTGGAAATGCTCAAGGGAAAATACCCGACAGCATGGGATAAGGCGGGACTATGATAGAAGCAAGACGCGCCAAGTATTTTGAACGTGATGGGAAGATTGTATGCAGCTCTCCTCGCTGCGCATCAACCACTATGGCCGTTTCACTTGACCAACGCTGGACAGACTTCACCAGTCACCAGACGGCTGAGACCGTGGACTTTGAAGGCAAGGAAGTCCTCATGTGGTTGCGCCATCCGTTTGAACGCCTTGAATCGACAAAGAAGATATTCCGCTCACTAAGCCCTGAGATATTCGGTTCTCAGTTGCTTCGCCGCTATGACCCGCACTGGGAGCCTCAGATTGACCTACATTCCTTCAATGGAATATTCGTGCCGACGACCGTCATGAGATTCGACACGCTCATGGAGACATGGCCGCAGCACTTCCCTGACGTGAAGCTGGAACGCCCACTACGTCAACAGCCCGTGGTTCAACGTGAGCTATGGCACGTCATGGCCGCAGCTATGCCGGCTGATATGGTTGCCGCGATTGAGGCGAAGTATGCGGCTGACCTCGCTCTTTGGGAGTCTCTGTCATGAGCAATACACTTGACCACAACTTCAAGAACACCCCGGCGCTGGACGCAGGCCTCGGCCCTGACGTAACACTGACGCGGGCCTCAAATGGATTGGTAGTCGATCGGCACCGTGGCGGCGCTCCAATCATCTTCCCGCCGAATGCGCCGCGCTTCCCCGGAACGCTCTCCTACGCGAACGAACTGCTTCACACTGGAGACCTCTCAAACGTCGCATGGACAAAAACAAATGTGACTGTTGCGCAGGACGCAACGGATAGCGACGGCAACGCGAATAGTGCATGGACGCTCACCGACTTCAATGACGTCGGGCCTCTACCGCATATCATTGAACAGATCACCCTGCCGTGGGCCGGACGCTGGCTGAAGCGCAATCATGTCGTTGAGGTCAAAGCTGGCACCCTGCGCTACGCCCATTTCACATGGAACAAGGTGGGAGCCTTCACCGACGAGTCAGGCATATTCGACACGCTGACGGGTGAATGGTCTGTCCCGCCAACCTACGCTGAGAGCAATAAGAGCCTTGACGTTATGACCACTGAAGCGCTCTCCGATGGATGGTGGCGCATAAGCTCAGCGGGCCTATGCACGGGAGCCTACAATGAGAATTTCGCGGTCGGCCCTTCAAACGGGCCAACGATCGCTGAGGCAACCTATCAGGGTGACGGCACCGGGACGATTCTGGTCAATCGCCCAATGGTCAGCAATATCTCATCACACTTCAAGAATGACCCCTATCCCTACGCGGAGAGCGGAGCTGCCCGTGGCTGGGGTGTACGGAACGTCGCCTCACAAATATCACGTCAGGTCAACAGCGTCCTTTATGGCGCTATTGCGAATGGAGGCCTCCCTGATGGCGGTTACAACGGCTATGAGTGGCAGATACTCATATCAGACGTGAACGGCGGGCTTGAGGGCCACCTTGCCCGCGATCCGGTAACGCCAGAAGTCACCATGAGGGCAACCGATCAGGGGCTTGCGCAAGCGGTCAGGTTCCACGGAACCAATTCACAGCAGGTTCTCAATGATTACCTGTACTACACCGCAGCGGGCCGCGTCTGGACTGCACACACCTTCCGCATGAAGGTCACTGACGTTCTGGTCAGGCCGAATGGAGCGATAGCAAGGATCAACAAAGGTTTCGGCACTGAATACTTCAACATCTATATTGATGACGTCGATGACGATGGCTGGGTCTCCTATAGCTGGGGGCCGTGGGAGTGGTTCGTTTCAATTGAAATGGGCCTCGGCGTAGCCGGCGCTGATACCGGCGACTTCAGAATTGAGCATCCACACGTCCTTGAGACCAATTCGCCGATGAAGTACGTGCCGAATGATGGCCGTGACTATGGTTGCTACAGAGACCCGAATACCGGCACTGAGGTTCAGTTGCCGGGTCTGCTCATTGAGCGAGAAAAGACCAACCTGATACCCGATTCAAATGACTTTACTCCGGTGAGCTGGACGAAATCAGCGGGAGTGTTTGGCACTGAGCCGGTGTCTTGGCCCAGTA